TTAGAAAATAAAGAGTATTCTACTCTTAAAGAAAAAATCAACGAAATGGTTTCTGATAAGATTGTTAAGAAAATCGATGAGTTGAAGAAGGATATTATTAAGGAAAAATAGGAGAGTAGAATGAAATTAATAAGAGAGAATGTTTACTCTGATGATATTAAATTGTTAGTTGAAGAAACCGACAATGGTAAAAAATATAAAATAAATGGAATATTTATGCAATCAGAGGTCGAAAATCAAAACGGTAGAATATATAAACGTCCTCTTATTGAAAGAGAAGTTGATAGATATAAAAGAGAGAAAATATTAACTAATTCTGCTGTTGGTGAGTTAGATCATCCCAAAGGCCCACATATAAATGTTGAACGTATTTCACATATTGTTGAAGATATGTATATGGATGGTGATAATGCAGTAGGCAAAGCGAGGATTTTAGATACTACTATGGGTAGAATAGTTAAAACGTTGTTGTCTGAAAATATTAGAGTTGGTGTTTCTTCAAGAGGTGTTGGTAATGTTGCTGGTAAATATGTTAAAGATGATTTTAAGTTATTAGCGATAGATGTTGTAAATGATCCAAGCGCACCAGACGCTTTTGTTGAAGGAATTTTAGAAAATAAAGAATATATAATTAAGGATAATAGAATTGTTGAGATAGGTTTCGATAATTTTAAAAAATCTTTAGATAAGAAATATTCAAAAGAAGATTTAATGGAAAACTTAAATAAGTTTTTTAAAAATATAACTGAGAATTATAGAGTTTAATTAAAGGAGTATCTTATGCCAATAGATGAAAAAACAATTCAAGAGTCTTTGGGTTATTTTAACTATGATAGTGATAGTGAGGCTGTTGTTAAGCTAAAAGAGCTTAGAGAGTCTTATGTTAGTCAAAAAGAGGTTATTGAGAAAAAAATAAATGAAATTGATGAAAAACTTGGTAGTTAATTTCAATAAAATTATAAATATATAAAAGAATTTAATATTCGGAGGTAATGATGGATAAAGTGATTAGTGTTTTAAAGGAATATCTTTCTTCTGACGATCTTTCAAAAGTTGAGGAAAGTCTTAAAGATATTATTGATAAAAGAGTTTCTGTATTAGTTTCTGAAAAGACTAATAAAATTGAAGAGGCTTCTCAAGAATATATTGAAAAGATGGTCGATGAAGAAGTTTCTAAAATTAAAGAGACTTTAGAAGAAGATTTTAGACAAAAGGATGCTGAGCTAAAAGAACAACTTGGCGATTTTCTTGATGCAGAGATCAATGAGAATATTTCAGATGAATTGTTAAAAAACATTGCAGCTAAAGAAACTTTTATGCCTATTGTTGAAGGTATTAAAAGAGTTTTCTCTGAAAACTCTATTTCATTAGATGTTGATGCTTCTTATGAAATAGAAAAACTAAAATCTCAAATCTCTGAAAAAGAACTTTCTATTTCTGAGTCTATTGAAAAGAGAATAGAGACTGAAAAAAATCTTGCTGAAGTTTCTAAAAGACTTCTCATCTCAGAAAAAGTTAAAGGTCTTAGCGATGGGCAGAGTGAAAAGGTTAAATCTCTTTTTGAGAGTAAGGACTTTGACACTGTGTATGATGAAATTGATACATATATTGATGTTCTCATCGAAAAAGAAAATAGTTCTGATGGTAACAAAGTTTTGAAAGAAGATGATGGTATTGAAGATGAAAAAATTATCGAAGAAAATTCTACTGAATTTGATGTTTTTGCAGATAAATTGACAAATTTTTAATAAGATTATAAATATTATTTAGGTATATATTTTTTTAGGAGGAATATATGGGTTTTAATGGACAAATTTTAGACGGCGATACGAAGAAACTTATCGAAAAATGGTCTAACAGTAAACTGAAAGATATTTCGGTTGATAGTATAAAGGATGATTTCGTTAAGGGAAACGCTTCAAAACTTTTAGAGAATCAGTATAATATTAATTACCTTACTGGTGCTCCATATTTAACAGAGGATTCTCAGGGGTCTACTACCACTTCAGTGATTGGTCAGTTAGATGCTAACGCTGAATATAGACCACTTTCTCTTGCGTTAGTTCGTAGAACTTTTCCAGATCTTTTTGCTAACAAAGTAGTTGGTGTTCAGCCAATGTCTACTCCTGTTGGTCTTGCATACGCTCTTAGAGTATTGTATAAAGATATGGGGCATGAAGCTGCATGGGATGTTGTTGATAAATTTAGCGGTTTTACTGGTTCTCTTTCTGGTACTTCTGGTACTGCAGATGCTGGGACTGGCGCATCAACAACCGCTGCAGAAGGATGGAATATTGGTACTGAGTTTCCAGAACTTCAGATTAAGTTGGATCAGACCTCAGTCACTGCAAAGAGTAGAAAACTTGCGGCCAGCTTTTCGTTAGAAGCTGTTCAAGACATTCGCGCTCTTCATGGGGTTGAGATTGAAAGAGAAATTTTGAGACATCTTCAGTATGAAATTCTTGCGGAGCTTGATAGAGAAATTGTTGCGAGATTGAAGACTTCTGCACAAGATACAGCAAATGGTGGTGCTGCTACTATTGCGTTAGATCTTAATGAGACAGCAACATCAGCTACTGGTTATGTTGATGGTAGATGGTCTCAAGAGCAGATTGCTTCAGTGTTAAGTTCTATTGTACATCAAGCTAATGTTGTGGCGAGTGAAGTTCGTAGAGGTTCAGGTGCAAATTTTGTTATTGCCTCACCTGCAATTGTTTCGCTTCTACAGGCAGCAAGACCTCGTTTTGTTGGTGTTGATCCTTCAGTTAATGGTAATAGCTCAATGGCAGAGGTTGGTACTATTGACGGTCAAATCACAGTATATCGTGATACTTATGCAACTTCTGATTATGCTCTTGTAGGTTATAAAGGGCCTGGTATCAGTGATGCTGGTGTTATTTATTCTCCTTATGTGATGGGTGTTGTAAAACAAGCCACTGCACAAGAAGATTTCTCACCACGTATTGGTGTTATGAGTCGATATGCATTGACTGATTCACTTCTTGGTACTGGTCGTTATTACAGGTACATTACTTTTGCAAATGTTTCTAATGTTATTCCTGGTGCTTAATGTTTAGAAATTGCATATAAAGTAGTTTTATTATAAATGGGTAGATAGAAATATCTACCCATTTTTTTTATCTAATATCTTTTAATATTATAAATACTTATATGGAAAATGTAATAGTTATAAATAAAATGAAAGACTCTGTATACATTCCTGAACTTGGTAAATGTGTACCTTCTGATGGTGAAAAATATGTTTTACCAAAGAATATTTATTTAAAATATAAATTCTATTTCAATGAAGTTAAAATTGAAGAAAAGGTTAAAAATACTAACAAAAAGCCATTGAAGGGTGTTCATATTGACCCATCAAAATGTGAGAAAAAAAGAGACTTCGTTGAATATAATAGAAAATATAATAAGTATGAACCAAAAACTATATATGGAAAAATAAATAAACAGAAGAGATTAAAAAAAGAAACAAAGGAATGGAATAAATGAGTTCTACATCAACTAAGCCAGAGTTGAGAACATACATAAAAAGAGAATTGGGTTCTCCTGTTATTAATGTTGAGGTTGATGATGATAGTATAGATCAATTAATAGATGATTGTGTTGATTTATACCAAAGATACGCTGGAGGAGAGGGAAATTATCATTCATTTGTTAGTTTGAATTTATCTGCTGGGGTTACTGAGTATTCTTTAAGTGGTGATAGTATTTTAGAAGTTGTTGGATTGGATGTTAGTGTTGGTGTTAATGGTATAAATACTCTTTTTTCTCCATCTAATATTCTTTTACAAAATAGTGGTAGTTCTTTAATTAATAATAGTCTAAATTATGATTCATTTTCCCCTGGATTAGATTTGGCATCATACCATGTAGATTTAAATTATTTAGATGAAATTCAAAATACTTTTGGTACGAACTTTTTAGTTATTTGGAGACCTTTAGAAGAAAAACTTATTGTTAGCCCAACTCCAGAAACCAATTATACAGGATTGATACAAGTATATAAAAAAGAAATCCAAGAGAGAATATATAATAGTATTCTTTTTAGAGATTTAGTTGTTGCAAAGGTGAAAATGTTATGGGGGAATATTCTTAAAAAATACGATACTACTATGGCAGGTGGAGGTAATATAAACGGTAGAGATGTTTATCAAGAAGGTAAAGATGATTATGAGAAAGCATTACAAACTATAAAGGATGAATCTGAACCACCAATGTTTTATGTAGGATAAATATGAAAATATATTACTACCCAGAAACTATATATAATGTGAATAATGCTTTGCTTGATCTTTTTGATGATGTTATTGTCAAAGATTATGATAAGCATGGTAATGTTGTTAGAGAAATAAAAGTTCCTATTGTTAATGGGCCTGTTACAAAAAGATATTTAACAATAAAAGAATCTGAGAGTGGTGTAAAATATCATATAAGTTTGCCAAGAATAGCATTAACTATGAATAGTATGGAGTATGATGCTGAGAGGCAACCAATAAAAAATGCAGAGAGATTTTGGTTTAATGAAGAAGATGGTTTAAATTATTTAGATAGATATACAGAAGATTTAGAACCAACACCATATACTTTCATATACACTTTGGATGTTATGGTCAATAGTATGAAACATATGGCTCAGATATTGGAGAATTTTTTACCATTTTTTAATCCATCAGTGACATTAAAGGTGGAAGAATTTTCTTTTTTAGATGTTGGAACTAGGGATTTGGATGTTCAAATAACAGGGCCAACATTTACATATGATGAGGATATTGCAGAAGATAATAGAAGAACTATTGTGTCATCAATGACAGTTACTGTTAGAGGTTGGATGTATAGACCAGTTTCAGATGTGGGGGTAATAAAAAATATTATATCAAAATATCATGTTACAAATAACATAAACAATTTAACTTCTTCTTATGATGTTTTTTCAACAAGTGCTGTTGCTTTAAGTGGTGGTGAATTAGATGTTAATTTAATTCCCAATTCTTTTGACACAAGTGCATATAATCAAGAAATGAGTGCATATAGCTTTACATCAGCGTATAGCGTTGAGGAGTGATTTTTATGAGTAGTGATGATAAAGAATCTTTTGATAAGTTGGATAAGAAGTTCAATACCGATTTTGATGATGGCAATATTGCAGAGCATGTGGAGAATATTGAAAATCGTGTCGGTGATTTAAAAGCAAAAAAAGAATTGATGTCTGTTGATACTACTGAGATAATGGAGAATCAGAATTATATTGAAATGGAAATGAAAATGTTGATTGAGGAAACTCAATCTGTTATGAAAAAACTTAGAGATGAAATTAAAAGAGGTAGCACTTTAAGAGCATTTGAGGCGTATTCTCAGTTATCTTCATCATTGATGATGCAGTTAAGAGAGCTTAGAGTTATGAGTAGAGGAATTACTGATTTAAGAAGAATGAAAAATAATGGAGATGAAAGAGGAGTGACAAATCTAAATATAAAAATGACTGGTAAAGAATTTTTTAAGATGATGAAAAATATAAAAGAGCAGAATGAGACAAGTAGGGTTGATGCAGATTTTGATGTAGTTTCACAAGAGGTTGTTAGAAAAAACACTGAGGGTTAAAAAATAGGGGGTTTTATGAGTGACTTTATTAAATTTTTAAAAGAAAATTATAATGATATTTATGAAGAGTTGAACACACCTATGAATGTTCAAACTGGAGATACTATTGGTTGGACTGAGTTAGGAGAATATTTTGAAGGTAAGATAATTCGGATGGATGGTAGAACTATGGATGTTATGACTGATGTTGGTTTAAAAACCATAAGCTCTGTTGATGATTTTTCAATTATAAAAAAAGATAATCAAGACCCAGAAAAGTTTCTTTAAGGGATTTTATGTTTCAGGGAAATCCTAGAATAAGAGCATGGAATGATGAAGTTGAAGTTACCAAAGAAATTCAATATGAGTTTCTTAGGTGTATGGAGGATATTATATATTTTTCTAAAAAGTATTGTAATATTATAACAATCGATCACGGTAGAATTTTAATAGGTGATAAATTAAGAGAGTATCAAAAAAAGATGCTCAAGGCTTTTTTACATACACCAAAGAATAAAAAAAATTGTATTGTTTTGGCACCTCGACAGTCAGCAAAAACAACAACTGCTGCAATATATATAACACATCAAATGTTATTTAATGAGGATAAAACTATAGCTATTTTAGCTAACAAAGAAAAAACTGCTATTGAAATTTTAGAAAGAGTTAAAGAGATTTATGAAGGGCTTCCATTGTGGATGCAAGTTGGTGTTGAGAAAGGTGGATGGAATAGAAAAACAATACAACTTTCTAACAAAATAAAAGTTATAGCGGAATCTACTTCATCAAGTGCTATTCGTGGTATGTCTATATCTTTGTTATATCTTGATGAGTTTGCTTTTATTCCTTCTCATGTTGCTGATGAGTTTATGACTTCTGTATATCCAACGATTTCTTCTGGTAAAAAATCAAAAATAATAGTAGCGAGCACACCAAATGGAATAAATCATTTTTATGATCTTTGGGATCGTGCTGTTAGAGGAGACAACTCTTTTTATCCAATACAGATAAGATGGAACGAACCACCAAATAGAGATGAAGAGTGGAGACAGTCTACTATAAAAGATATTGGATTGATTAAGTTTAATCAAGAATTTGCGTGTCTTCATGGTGATTCTGTTGTTGATATTATCGATGATATGGGAAATGAGAATAGAACAACTTTAAAAGATTTATATAATAGAGATAAGTTAGGAATAAAGAAAGTTAATGGTTATAAAATAAAAACTCCTTATGGCTATTGTAATTTTTACGGAATTGCTAAATATAAAAAACAAATTTTATATAAAGTTAGAACTTATGATAATATTTTTGTTTGCAATAGAGAACACAAACTAATTGTTGGTGGGGAGACAGTTTTTTTAAAAAATCTTGAAGAAGGAAATTTTGTAACGAATTCAAATTTAGAGCAAGAGGTTATTTTAGAAATATCTAAATTGAATGAGAAAGATAATGTTTATGATATTTTGAGTGTTGAAAATAATGATCATAGTTATATATCTAATAATATAATACATTCAAATTGTAAATTTATTGGTTCTACCTCAACATTAATAGACCCAGATATTTTAGAGAATTTGAGTTATAGAGACCCAATATCGTATAAATACGAAGGTCTTTTTCAAATATGGGAAGAGCCTGTGGATAATTGTGATTATGTTATAGGTGTAGATTCTGCTGAGGGTATTGGTAGCGATTTTAGTGTTGTTCAAGTTTTGAAAATAAATAACTCTAAGGATATTGTTCAGGTTGCTAAATATTCCAACAATTTTATAGATGCTTACAATTTTTCAAAAATAGTTATTGCAATATCAAAATACTACAATGATGCTGAATTAATGATTGAGAATAACAATGTTGGTAGAATTGTTGCAAATACTGTTTGGAATGATTATGATTATGGTAAAGTTGTTAATATGAATTCTAAAGAATTGGGTATTCGATCTACAAGAAAATCTAAATTAGATGGCAATGTTAATATGAAGAAATATATAGAATCTAATTGGTTAAAAATTAACGATAGGAAAACTTTGCATGAATTGAGTTTATATAAAGAAGTTTCTCCAAATGTTTATAAGTGTGGTAAATCTGATCATGATGATCATGTAACAGCACTGCTTTGGGGATTATATTATTTGATAACACCGTTTTATTCAGGATATGATGATTCTATTAAAGATATTGATGCAAAATACAATTTAGTAGAACCAAATGAGCCAGTGTTCGTTAGTGATGAAGAAGACGTTGGGGATTATTTGGATGAAAATTTTGACGATTCTGAGATATATGAGGATGATGATGAAAATTTTGATAGTTATTTGGATGAATTTGATGATGAAGAAGATGTTTTTTAATAAAATTATAAATATTTAAAATATACGATTATAAATTAGGAGGAAATATATATGGCTGTTAGAAATTTTAGCACTCCTGGTGTTTATAGAAGAGAGATCGATCTTTCAAATATAATTACGCCAGCAGGAAACTCTACAGGGGCTATTGTTGTTAGATCAAATAAAGGGCCTATCAACAGACCAGTTTTAATTACAAGCGATCAGGAATATATTCAGACTTTCGGTGAGCCTGTTTTCACTTCAGGAGCGAGTGATGTTACTCCATCTTCTTTAGCTGAGAAAATTCCAGATAATGGTTATGGTTCATATGCTGCGTTAGAATTTTTGAAAGAATCTGGGTTTTTATATGTTGCAAGAATGTATGATTCTAATGATAAATATGCTTCTGTTCAGATCGATATGACTTCTTTGGATGATACCTCAGATGCTTCTACGTACACTTCAGCGTTTGGAATTGCTGCAGATGATTCTCTAACAGTACCAGATAAATCTGATGAGATACAATCTATTGACAATCAATCGTTAGCTGTTGGGTATGAGTTGTTAGTTTCTTCTCTTTTCCCTGGTGAAGATGGAAATGATATTGCTATTACTTTAGAAACATTTTCAACTTCTGCGGATTGGAGATATAATTACGATGATTTCACATCGGCTACTGACGCTTCTTCTTATCCTATTGGAAAAGAAATTGTTAAGATTGAAGTTTATGTTAATGAAAATGAAAATAAAACTTGGTCACAAATAAAAACAGAAATTTCAGCACAAATGGCTAACGACACGAGTTTAGTATTGAGTGATTTTATTACTCCAGTGGAAACTTGGTATGTTAGTACAAGAGACTTGTTGGATGCTAATAAAAATCAATTAAAAGCATCTACAGTTATAAATGGTAATTCATCATATATTTATGTTAAGGAAACTGGTGTTACTCCTACGAGTGGTTACGTTCCTGATAATGCTAAAAACATTATTGCTCTTTCTGGTGGTGTAGTTAGCTCTAATAAATCTGGTCTTAGTACTTCAGATGAGTCTAATGCTCAAACTGCATGGGATTTGTTTAGTGATAGAAATAAAGTTCGCGCTCAGATTTTTATTCTTCCAGATTATAGAATGTCAGTTAAAAAATATGTTGCATCGATAGTATCAAGAAGAAAAGATGCTATTTTAATTACCCAGTCTGGTGATGTTACTGTTAAAACAGATTCTGGAATAATTTCAGATGAGACTTTTGGTTATGTCAATCCTTCATACGTTGCATTATATGCTGGATATGATAGAATTGTTGATGTTTTTAACAATAAAAAAGTGTTTTTACCAAAGTGTATTTTTGCTGCAAAGGCTTGTGTTAGAACAGATAATGAGCTGAATGTTTGGGATGCTCCAGCTGGTACTCGAACAGGAATTCTTAGTTCTTTAGATCAATCTGTAGTTTTTACAGATGAGCAAATTGGTAATTTATATAATAGAAATATAAATACTTCTAAAAGGATTGAGGGTGTTGGACACGTTTTATGGGGACAAAAAACAGCACAACTAAAAGCATCAGCTTTGAATAGAATTAATGTTAGGCGTTTGTTAATATTTTTACAGAATAGTATAGAACCTCTTCTTCAAGATTTTCTATTCACGCCAAATAATGCGGCAACTAGATTAAGAGTTTTTACTTTGTTAGATAAATTTCTTGCTGGTGTTCAATCTGAAGGCGGGTTGCAAGAATATCAAGTTATTGTTGATGAGAGTAATAATACTCCACAGGTTATAGAGAACAATCAATTAATAGTAGACATGAGAGTTAATCCTACAAGAACAACTGAATTTATTCAATTTAGAACTATTGTGGTTAACGAAGGTGTTGAATTTGTATAAAAATATTTATAAGCATAGATTAGGAGATATTAAAAATGCCTAAATTTTCAATAGAAAGTCGTTCTAAAAATATACCAGATATTTTTAGGTCATTTAAATGGGAATTGTCTATTCCTGAGATTTCAATAGTGGCTCCTTCTTTTGTCAATGAAGAAGGTTTTACTATTAGAGCAAGAAGTGTTTCAATCCCTCAGAGAGGTGTTGAAGTTATTGAAAGCAATTTTATGGGAATGAAACAGATATTTCCTGGTAGAAATAATTTTGCTAATACTGTTACTGTTACGTTAGAAGAAACAGAAGACATGTTGGTTACTAAGGGTCTTTATGAATGGCAACAAAGAATTTTTAATATTGATCCTGATTCTGACAACAATGGTGGCTCAGAGGTAGAAAGAAAAAGAGAATTGACAACGGACATCTTTTTAAAAGCATATAAATATAATAATGATCAGACTGATAGAATGTTTAGACTTTTCAATGCTTTTCCACAAGATGTTGCCGAAGTAGCTCTTGATTATACTGGAAATGAGGCCGTCCAATATTCTGTTACTTTTTATTATGATTTTCATAAATTAATAGAATCTTAATTAATGAATAAATTTGTTAGTTTTTTAAAGGAAAATAAAACATTCAAACCGCCGGTTAATGTAGCTAAGGAAGCAGAAAAAGGTCTAGAATATAGAAAGAAGGCTGGTGGTGAGGGTGGTTTGTCTAACAAAGAAGCATCTAAGGCTGGTGTTGGTTCTGGTGTTCAGAGAGCTGTTAATTTAAAAAATAGAGATGAAATTACACTTTCTACAATAAAAAGAATGAGTTCTTTTTTTGCCAGACATGAAAAAAATAAATCAGTATCTCCTGAGAACAAAGATGAGCCGTGGAAAGATAAGGGTAGAGTAGCTTGGTTGTTGTGGGGTGGTGATTCTGGAAAAAAGTGGGTAGATGATATTTTATCTAATTTAGAGAAAAAATAAAATGTTTCACATAGAAAATAGAAGTAAAAACTTACCAAATCCAGCAACAACTTTTATGTGGGAATTGCATATTCCTAACATAAATGACATTTTGGGTTCTTATGAAAATGAAGGTTTTATAGTTAGATGTAGGAGTGTTAGTATACCATCGAGAACTACAGAACCAATTGAGACCTTTTTTTTAGGTCATAAAAAAACTTTTTCTGGAAGAACTCAATTTTCAAATATAATAAATGTTTTATATGAAGAAACCGAAGATTTATATATAACAAAAAGTTTATATAATTGGATGGAAAAAATAGAGTCTATTGATCCTGAAGATTCTGAAAGAGGAACATCTAAATCATATTTACAAAAAAATTTAAATTCTGATCTTTTCCTTTTTTTGTATGGTTATAATAAAAGAAAATTAGATAAAAAAATAAGATTTCATAATGCGAGGCCACAATCTTTAGATGAGGTTAATTTAGATTACACCGACAACTCAGCAATAAAGTTTTCTGTAAATTTTCACTTTGATTTTTGGAGTCTTGTGTAATATGCCTAAAGGTGTTAATAGTTTACAATTAAAAGGATTTTATAGTGATTTAAATTTGAAGACTATCCAAAAGTCTTATAAATTTTATGTTTCAATTTTTGATGATAATGATCCGAGAAAAAAAGAGTTAGTAAAAGAAATTGGTGCGATGCCACCAATAGCAAATTGGCACGTTAAAAATGTAACTATTCCTCAGTATTCTTTTGAAAAGGTTTTGTTGAATTATGGGCCTATTGTCAAATCTATACCCGCTATGAATTTTGAGGGTTTTGATATTAAGATCGATTTTGAAGAAGATGAGTTTGGAACAATTCAGTATTTTATTAATTGGTGTCAGTCTAAAATAATTAGAAAAGATGGTACGTATAGATCGCAGTTAGAAAATAGAATATCCAATCTTATAATTGAAACTGAAGATGACTATGGAGTGCCAATAAATATTTTTTGGTATAAAGATGTTTACTTTTTAAATTCTTCTGAAGTTTCTTTTGATTATGCATCAAACGAATCTATAACACATAGTGTAACATTTGCTGCAGACATTCAACAAGTTTTTCCACTTAAAGCGTTTCCTCTTGCCGCATTCAAGTCTGCTATACAGCTTGGTGCTTCACAAGCTAATGAGGTTCTTTCTAGTTTGAAAAATTCTATTTAATAGAATAATTGTTTCATAGAATTTTTTTTAAATTATAAATACTAATGAATATGTTTTACACCTAAAATTATTGAGGTTTGATTATGAAAGTAGTTGATAATACTCCAAATGAGAAAAAAGTAATTCAAAAGCAAGAAACATTACAAGAGAAAAGTGAATCGTTTTTTGAGATTGATGATTTACCAAGTAGAAATTATTTCTATCCAGAAGGTGTTGTTATTGAGGGAAGGCGTTTAAAAGTTTTGGAAGCTAAAAAATTAGCATCTATAAATGAAGTTAATTATAATTCTGTTATAAATGATGTTTTAAGAAGATGTATAAGAGGGATTGATATTAATGATTTGTTAGTAGAAGATAAGTTATTTTTAATATTTTGGTTGAGAGCCAACACGTATAGAAGTTCTGGATATGAAATAGATTTTGAGTGCCCACTTTGTGGAGGAAAATCGAGTTATCATTTTGAACTAGATAAGTTAAATGTTAAATATCTTAAAGAAGATTTTTCTGATGATGATTTAGTTTTAACATTACCAGAGAGTGGTGATGTGATTAAATATAATTTTTTGAGAGTTAGAGATGAGAAAAAATCTGAGCAGTTTAAGAAACAATTTGGAAATATTGTTTCTGATTTAGATTCTGATTTGGTTGATGTTACTCAGTTGATTGATACCATAAACGATGAAAAATTAAAACCTGTAGATGTGTATAATTATTTAATTGAAGAATTAAATCCAGATGATTTTTCGTATCTACTTTCTTATATAAAAGAAAAGGGATGTGGTGTTGAAAATTATGTGACAGTTGATTGTCCACACTGTGGAGGTGCCCCTGATATTGGGGTTGTGTTTCTCGGAGATTTCTTTCTTCCCGAATATAGATTTAGATGAATTATATGAAATGGAATTCCAACTTTCATATAATTTGAAATGCAGTTTTAATTTTGATGATAGAGATTATTTTGAATTTTTATGGATGTATGAAAGGTTGGCTAATCAAAAGCATTCAGAAAATAATAGTAACAATGGCATAGAAAAGCTAATACAAGGGTCTAATAATGGCAAATCAGGATAGAGATGAGAGATTAATTAAAAGTATTGAAGGGTTAATTAAATCTACTAGAAAAGAAAACAATGTTAGAAAAAAAGACGTTGGTTTGGATATTGATAAAAAAACTCTTAAATCTATAGAACAGTTAGTTAGTATAAATAAAAAACAGTTAGAGAATAGTAAAAGAGGTGGGCTAATTGCTGGTCTTGGAACTCTTTTGGGTGTTGGTGGGTTGATGGGTTATTTTTTGACTGGTAAAAAAGAGTTTCTAAATTCTTTCATTAAAGGTTTTGCAAAGTTTAGTCCTACTAAATTCATCTTCAATGCTTTGGAGATGGGAATAAGAAAAGCTGGTAAAAAATTAATATCTCCAATAGGTTCTATGTTTTCTACTATTTTTAGTGGTGTTGTTAAAATTCCTGGAGTTGCTAAATCGTTAGACATGCTTAGTGGTTTATTCAAACCAATATCTAAGGTGTTGAGTGGCTTTGTTGGTGTTGCTGGCAAGGTTGGAGCTTCTGTTGGTTTGAAGGTTGGTGGAAAGGCAGTTGGCACTGCTACAAAGACTGGATTGAAAAAGATTCCAGTGCTTGGTGCGGTTCTGGGAGTATTGTTTGGCATACAAAGATTTTCAGAAAATGATTATTCTGGTGGGTTGTTAGAAATAGCGTCAGGTGTTGCTTCGTTATTCCCAGGCATAGGAACCGCAATAAGTTTAGGTATCGATGGGGTGTTGCTTGCTAAAGATACTTTGAGTGCTTTTAATCCGCCAGAAGTAAAACCATATAAACATCAAAAAAAATCTCTTTCTCAAATACCTGTTTTTTCACCGATTGTTAATATTTTAAAATCTATTGGTAATTTTATTACTGATCCTCTTGGTAGTATGAAAAATTTAACTGAGAGTGTTGGCACAATGTTTCCTGGTATTGGTGGTGTTATGTCAAAAGCCACTAATTTTATTGATGGTATGATGAATGATCCTACAGTTAAAAAAATAAAAAGCATTACTTCTCCAGTAACTGATAGTGTGTTTGATTTTGGTAAAAAAATATTCTCTTCTGCTAAGGATGATGCTAAGAGACTTGGTGATGTTGCTTTAAAACCTTTCAATATGACTTCTGATGAGGCTTTGAGTTCTGTTCAAGATTATACAGCAAAACAAATTCCAAAAATTACAAGTGTGTTTGATAATATTGGTGGTTTTTTTGGATTGCGCCCAGAAGGTGATCATGTTGATATTGCAAATTTGCATCCTAATGTTAGACATAATTTATTAAACATGGCAGCAGAGTATAGTGCTAAAACAGGAAAAACGATTCAAATAAATTCTGGATATAGGACATATGAAGAACAAGAAAGACTTTTTGATGAGTATGGTGCAGGTAGAGCTGCTGAGCCTGGTAGGTCTATGCACAACTTTGGGTATGCTTTTGATATTAACTCTTCTGATGCAAGTTCTTTACAACAACATGGTTTGTTAGATAAATATAAATTTCATAAACCATTTGGTTCTAAAGAAGCATGGCACATTGAACCATCAAATGTTGATAGGGCGACTTTGAAAAACACTGGAGGAAGATCTGGAGGATTTGGTGGGGGTGATGCTACAACGATAAATTTTCAACCTAAAGACATTCCAACTATAAAACAGGATGTTGCTAACATGAAAAACATTCCAATTAGTAAAATTGTTAATGATGCAAAAAATAGTGTTTTAAAAATGAGTTTAGATAATAGTACAATAGAAAAATTATCTGATATGATTGCAGAGAAAACAAAAAGAAATAAATTAGTTTTAAATGAAAAATATTCAGTAAACTTTAGCGGTAGAGCTTAAAATGTCATTTAGTCAATCTCTTGGTGATAGAATAGCAAATAAGGTAAATCCTTTTACAGAAAGAACGTATAAAGACGTTTTAGATTCTAATACTGGCCAGTATAAGATTATTATTATGCCAAAAATTAGGAGAGTGGATTCTAACACAGGAAAAGAAATTGATCTTGGTGTGCATGGTATGTTAAAAAACAACATACAATATTCAATAAAGGCAGAATGGGGTGCTACTGATTTGGAGAATGGTTTGATGAGCATGTTTCCAAATTCTGGTCTGTTGGGTGATTTGGTAAATACTGTTCGTTCTGCTGGTAGACTTGGTGGTTCAAGTGTGGCTAACGCTGGTGTTTTTACTAAGAAGTTTTATACAAAGTCTGGTTATTTAGAAATATCTCCTGAGTTGAGAGTAATGGATTGGGATGATCAAAATTTACCATTACAGGCAGCATTGGTTTTAACTACTTTAACAATTCCTAAAGTTAGTGGTAGTGCAAAGTTGAGGGAGATTGTTGAGAGTTCTAATACTTTAGAAACTGTTAAGGATGGTGCATTGAAGACGTTAGAAAAATTGACAAACTCTAATGTCGATGCTGTTAGTGATTTTGGGGATAGAACAAGTGAGGGATTTGATGATTTTTTGGAAAGTGACGCTTTTTTGACAAGTGCCCCTCCTGCTGTTGAGGTAAAAATAGGAAACTGGTTAAATTTTAGTGATATGGTTCTTGAGGATGTTAATGTAACTTTTTCAAAAGAAATGACTAAGGTCGGCCCTCTTTATGCAGATTTTTCTTTAACTTTATCTACAAGAGAATCTTTAGTTCTTGGTGAAGATGGTATTAATGGCGTTGGCATTAAAGCGAACACTGACTCTGGTAGAATTATTATCAATTAATATGGAATTTTTATATGTCAAGATATAATAGAACTAATTTTTATAAAAAAGAAATAGTTAATGGTATTTTGGAAAACGATTTACTTCTAAATTATTTTGATGATTATTTTGTTGTTAATAGACCAACAGGATTTTACACTTTAAAGAATATAGATTTGAGAAGGCCAGATAGTGTTTCGAGAAAATTGTATGGTGTTCAGGATTTTTGGTGGATTTTATCTAAATTCAATAATATTGATGATTGGTGGAATGATGTTGAAGCTGGCTCTGTTATAAGAATTCCTAATATTTTAGATATTGAGGATTTTTATTTAAGAGTTAAAACTAAAATAAAGAGCGAACAGTAGAAATGCCACAAATTAAAAATGATAAATCTGAATTTAGTACATATCAAGTATTTTTTTGTAAAATTTTAATAAATGATTTAGAATTACATCAACAAAATATAGTATCGCTCAATATTAGAGAATGGGTTTTCGAACCACTCCCAAGATTGGAGATGGTTGTTTTAGATGATGGTGTTTTATCTGAATACAATCCACTAAGTGATAACACTATAATAAAATTACAAATATCAAAGGATAAAGTATCTGAAGAAGTTTTAGATATAGAGTTTGATCTTATTGATTATTCAATTGATATTATTGGATCGAATAGCAGAAGTGTTGTAAATATTAGTGGATTATTGAGAACTAATAATATTTTCAATATAAAAAATAGAGTTTTTAGGGATAGTACATCCATTGATGTTGCGAATAGGATAGCTACTGAATCTGGTTTAGAGTTCAATAAGAAAGTTTTATTCAACACAAATGATACCATGAGTTGGATTCAGAGCAACATTTCAAATTTTGATATGTTGAAATATATAAATAAAAAGAGTTTTATAAATAATGATGCTTTGTTTTTTTATGGTACTACTCAAGGAGATTTACAAGTTAATTCTATTCGTTCTGCTTTAAAAAATTCATCAAAAATTGCGAGATATGATTTAGAAAAAGCTACTAACTTCAATGAAAATTTGAGTGATATATATTTCAATTCTTATGATGTTGTTAATTATAATGGGCATTTCAATAGAAAATCTACTTATGGTATAAAATATAATTATTATGATTTGGTTGGTAATGTTTCAAATACTTTGGTAGATAATATTGGAAATTTAACAGATAATGAAAATAGAAGAAATACACAATTATCTAAAAATATAAATTTACCAATACAATCATCAAATACTTATAAACAATATAATATATCTTCAATAAATAATAAATACTATAAAGAGTTGTTTTTTGGTATGTCTATTTTATTAAATATAAACTCACATTCTGCTGTTAGGCTTTTTGATAAAGTTAGTTTGTCGTTACCATCTTTAGTTCTTGAAAGACAATCGAATGATGTTTTCACTGGTGATTATTTAGTTGGTGGGATAACTCATAATATTACAAAAAATAGTATATATAGAAAAAGAATATCTTTACATCGTTTTGGTTATAACACACCAGAGTTAGTGAGAAAGTAATGGAAAAGAATATCAGAGAAATTTTAAATTCTGAAGTTTTTGATGTTTTGAGAGAATTTATTTCTAATGAATCTAATAAAAAAGATTTGTCTTTTTATACTGGTAAGGTAGTAGACAATAATGACCCTGAGAAAATCGGTAGATGTAGAATTAGAGTGTATGGTGTTTTTGATGATATTCCATTAGTAGATATTCCTTGGGCGTTGCCTGATTTTTCTTTTATTGGTAGTAAAGTCGGTTCTTTTATTGTTCCACCAATAGACACAATAGTTAAAGTTTATTTTGATAATGATGATATTCATTTACCGAGGTATTCTTCTAAGATTGTAGATAAAAACAATCTACCAACAGATAAAAATGTTGATTATCCTAATACTATGGTATTTTTTGAAAGTGATGATGGTGATAAGTTTTTAATAAATAGACAAACTAAAAAATTGGAATTTCATCATTCATCTGGGAATGTTATGACGATGGACTTGAATGGAAATACTACCATAAATATAAATGGTGATGAAACTCATTCTGTTGTTGGTGATCATGTTATAGAAAATGAAAATTTAAAAACTTCATTTATAAAAATTTCTAAAAATGGAGAAATAACAATAGATGGGGGAACTTCCAACTTAATAGTAAATGGCAATAATGTTACTATAGATCATAGGGCTTTATTGACTGTTACTGGAACGGCGGTTATACCATCAACTACAGGCCCTTTAAATTGTATACCTGTAGACACGTTAACTGGAATGCCACATGCAGGAAACATAGTATCACCATAGAGGTTAATATAAATAATGGCAATAAATAATGAACAATTTTATTTAAATGTTTTATCTGATTTGGCAGAAGTCACTCAACAGACTCCTGTTGGAGAAGATGTTATAACAATACATCCGTTTTCTCCTGAGTTGCTTTCAGATGAGTTGAATTTAAATATTGATGATATTCGTATTATAGATGATGATGGAGTTAAACGTAGTGGTCTTGAAGCTATCGTTAGAAAAATTGCTGATAATTTAGTTGATGAAATAAGTGGTGTTGGTATTTTTAGTTTAGATAGTTTAAATGATGTTCGTGTTGATGAAGTCTCTGCTGGCCAATTTCTTATTTATAATGCTGATGATGATATATGGGAAAACCAAACATTTAAACAAGTTGCAATAAATGCTGGCTATCTTGAGGCAAGTGAAAATTTATCTGATTTAGAAAATATAAATCTTGCATTAATAAATTTGGGATTGACTGACAACGTAACTAGCCACCATCACGATTCCTTGTATTATAGAAAAAGCCAAGTTGATGATTTGATAGGCACTGATTATGGTTCTGGTTCTTTAAATGAAATTGCTTTTTGGACAAGTGATAATAAATTAACATCTAATTCAAATCTATCTTTTGTTGGTGGTAATTTAGTAATAGACAATGGGTATGTGGAAATATTCAATAGGCTGCAGCATATCGATGACACAGACACTTATTTGGAATTTTTGAATGATCAAATAAACTTAGTTGCTGGTGGAACTAAAGGAATCACAGTAGATACTAATGGTTGGGTTTATGTTCCTGAAAGAATAGTACATGAACAAGATAGCAATACTTATATTCTTTTTGGTGCAGATACTATCAAATTTAATGCTGGTGGTGTTCAATTCATAGATTTGACGGAAACTACTCAAAATTTATTTGAAGTTAACCCAGGAACTCAAGATGTGGATTTTCAAATAAACTCCAATGTTAATTTTTATGAGTTTTTTCTTAGAGGTTCTGACGGTTTTATTGGATTGAGTAATGCTTCACCTAACTACAAATTAGACGTTGATGGAGATATTAATGTAACAGGTAATTATAGAATTAATGGAGTTGTATTTGATGCTTCATCTATAAATTATTGGACACAGAGCGGAACCGATCTTTATTATAATTCTGGCAATGTGGGTATAGGTACAAGTTTACCAGATGGACATTTACACATAGCCAATGATAGCGGTCATTTAACTGTGGTATTGCAATCAGACAACGGGTCTGAGGTAGACTTATTATTTGGAGATGTGAGTTCGATTTACAGAGGGTCTATATCTTACAGTAATAGTACCGAAGAGTTCTGGTTCAGAACAGATGGAAATAATACTTCGATGATCGTCAGTGATTCCTATATAGAATTATTGAATCTTCATCTGGAACTTGACTTATTCCACCACAAAGATATAACTGATGGTTCACAGTTTTTGCGTTTCAAATCAGATGGTGATATCGAAATTGAGAGTGACGGCATTTCTATAAATTTCGATGTTTCTAATGGGCTATTGAATATGAATAGTGGCTCTGGTGTATTCCCTTTCATATATATGAATAGGTTTGGTGTGGATAATGGAGTTTCAGACGTTAGATTATTTCATACAGATATCGGCCCATCTGATTACATCCAATTAGAGTCAAATGGAAATATAAATATAAGCACTGCCGATGACTCTTCTATTATTGCTCGCAACATTTTTTTACGAGATTCCGTATTCACCCACATAGAATCAAATAATGTTAGAATAGGTGATATTGCATTAAAGACGGGAACATATTTGTCCAGAACAGCAACAAGGTTGATGTATCACAATAGAGAGGCTTTTGATGGTGATTTTATAGAGTTTGGTCTGGACGGTGCTATTAGGATTAATGGAATAGGTGAATTTTCACCAGGATTAATAATATTCACAAACTATAATCAGATATATGGCCTCACTGATATATACGATAATGTGAGAATCGAACATAGTGTTGCTATGGGTGGTATTTTCAATCCAAACGCTCCTTTACATATTAGAGATAGTGGAGAAATTCTAAGACTAGAAGATACATCATCTACAGGCAGTCCTTTTATTTCTTTCTATCAAACTTCTACAAGAAAAGCCTTTATACAATATAATGATCACAATGAAGCATTAAGATTGAGGTCTGACAGTGGTGATATAGAATTTTGGACGGGTTCACTTGCAATGGAGATCAAATCCAACGGTGACGTTAGAGTAGGTGACGATGCTACTTCTCAGGCGCAAATAGACTTATTTGTGTCGGATGTCGGCGTTGGTGGTTATCCTGGTATACAACTAAGTGATAACGGTAATGATTTGTCGTGGCTCATTGGTGGAAATGATGCAGATAATAGTTTTGAAATTAGAGAGAATGGTGGAACTGGGTTTACGAATTTATGGCATCCTGCGGCTGGCGGTAATGATGAAGGATCTGTTTTATTTAAGATAGATACAAACGGTTATGTTAGTATAACGAATAGATTACAACATTACGGTGACACTAATACATATTTGGAATTTGGAACCGATGAGATAAAACTGGTTGTGGGAGGTAATTCAAATTATTTTTATCTAACTCCTTCGGCTATTGAATTTAATGCGTTAGCTTCTCCTCTTGATATTGATTTTATTGTTAATACACAAGGTGGAGAATCTTTATTTGTTCAAGGAAATACTGGAGATGTAGGTATCGGAGGTTCACCTCTAAACTCAAGAGAGTTGTATGTGTATGGTTCTATTCAAGCCCAGAGTAGTATGTATACGGCCTATATGCATATAGATGGAGGAGGAGATGAACTTCTAAGATTAGAAGATACATCATCTACAGGCAGTCCTTATATTTCTTTCTATCAAACTTCTACAAGAAGATCATATATTCAATATCGTGAAACTGTTGACGGTTTAGTTTTAGCGACAGAATCTTCTGGGCCACTGCGGTTTCTACACGGAGTAACTACCAAACTCGATATAACAAGTTCTGATATAGTTTCCTATACAGACATAATACCACTATCTAATGGAGGAGCATCTTTAGGAAGCCCAATTAGTCGACGATGGAATAATCTCTATCTCATAAATA